TTTTGTTTCATTGTATCTAACTCTTTAGATAGTCTATTTGCTTTTAGCTTTAATTGAGCATAAGCAAGAACTACTTTTTTTTCTTCTTGCTTTAGCTTTTTTATTGCATTTGGCATTTTTACCTCTTTGTTAAGTTATACAAACTTATGTTTGCCCCCTCTTCTTATATCTTATCAAGTCCCATTACAAGAATTAATTTAACTTTTTTTTATCTTTTTTATTATGTCCAATATCAGTAGTAATAACATTTGGCTCAACCTCTAGTTGTATGTGTTCACCCATTAATCTTTCCAGATTTTTCACCAGCGTCCCCAACTCCTGTGTAGTTTTATCCATAGCTTTTTGTCCTGCCTTGCGAGGCGAGGCGACATTCTTTTTTTTCATTAATCTATCTCCCAAGTTTTTACTACTATTTCATCTGGTAAGTCTTTCGCCCAATCTGGTAACTCCTGCGTGGTGTCCTGTTTTTTATTGAAATCATTCTCGTCAGTTTTCTTTCGAGAACGAGGCGAGGCGACAGATGTCGCCCCAACCTTTTTATCTTTCGGCATTACCAACTACACCAATATTCAACGACCTTTTTATCGTTGATTGCTTGTTCACAGAATTTCAAGAACTTGATGTCCTGCTCTTTGTACTCCTTAACTGATTCTTCTTGAAACTGCTGTCCCCAGAAAAAACCATCTTCGGCAACGTAGTCCTTAAAGCCCTCTTGAATTTGTTCAGCTAATTGTTTGGCGACTTCCTCAGTTATATATACTGGTGCGTCTTGGTCAGCATTAAAACCTAAATGAGAAAGGTGTCCCTCGTGTTTATGCGTGTTGTTTTGTTCGTCCCACTTTGCCGACATAAACTGCTGAAGTCTTGCGTGTTTTCTCCAAACGAAAACTTTAGCTTGTTCTTCCTTATCGTCTTCGTAGTATTTTTCCCAATCTACCTTATGACCTCGTAGATGTGCGTGTTGGTCTAATCCCATAACTTTTCCTTTTGTTAATTGTTAGTTTGTTCTTGCTCTTATCAAATCCCATTAATCAATGCAACAATTATTTTTTAGAATTATTCTAAACTAGAAACGCACCCCTACATCTGTAATCCCACAAGAAGTTCCAGCTCCTGACGCTGCCGTCCTGTGAACTGTAGGTGCAGCTCCATCTGCCAGTCCAACGAGAACGAGCGAGGTGTCAGAAAACTGACGCAGCAACGAGAACGAAGAGTCCTGTGATGAGGAACATCACATTAGGGAATAATATTAATAGCACTACGTACAACGCTACTAGTTCCACCAGCATCTCCTGGATCCTGAAGCACCCGCTTCTACATGCAGCTGGTGCCAGGCCAATTGTAAACGAGACGAGGCCTTCATTGATCATCCTCAACGACACTGTCCTTCCATGAGTGACCGTTAGCAATGCAGCGTGCCCCGGGACCACCAGTAAGTGCGTATACTTTTCCAGGTTCAGGTTTGTCTTCCTTCACGGCATCTGCAGCGGACCAACCATCCGGTGGTGAGTTCTCCTTATTAATTTTTTTAATTAGTTTGTCGAGCTTTTGCTTCTTGGGCTTTTCCGTCACGATGTATTCACATCCGTAATAATCGTTCATTTGATTTATTAGTTTTTTACTGATCATGAGATCCTCCTTTGTTAGTTATAGTCTAGATAAGACCTGATGGGAGATTTGTCAAGAGCTTTCTTTCTAGCTTTTCACCAGCTGTGTTCCTGATGGGGTCAGCTTCCAGCTGCAGGTGCCAGTTCTCTTTCTAAACGGGCAACGAGATTTTTATACTTGACAACGAGCCGAGATCCAGCTGCACGGGGATGCCATCACCTGCCCCCCGCTAACTAACAAAGAGGGAAAGAAACGAGGGGCGGGAAATGGCACGAGCTTCCGTACGCTGCCTGGATCCTGAGCTCACCAGCTGCAGGATGGGCCCAGTCGGTGTCCCCTGAACGAGAACGAGCGAGGTTTGTCAACGACAACGACATTACGCTGCCTCCCGAAGAAGACTCACCAGCTGCTCCTGGACCATGGGCCATTGTAAAGGAAACGAGAATGAACGAGACGGCACCAGTGAACGAGGATCAGTGAACACGGACAACGGTCTGTAGAGTTTCAGAGACCTCTTCAAGGGGGTCTCTTTCAAGATAATTACCTTGCCACCTGCCTTAATATATTTGTTGATCCAAACAACTTGCCACTTATTTAGCTTGGGAAAACTGAGTTCATCTGATTTTAATTCTATCCAAAATACATCTAAATCCGACACAGCATGTATATCTGGAATACCATTAATTGTGCTAGATTCTATGCGAGTTAGAAAGCATTTAGTCAGTCCTTTCTTGACCTTTTTCCATAACAAACTTTCTTTGTTAGATACACTCATTATTAAGTCAGTTTCTTGATTGTGACTATGACTGAATTAGGTATGACAGTAGTATTTCCTATTGATTCAATACTCTTACCATCATCTCCAAGTGAGTAATCACCAAACACTCTAGTAAGTCCTTTTGTTTGGCTAAGTAGGTGTCCTTTAGTTACACAGGTTGGCAGCTTCGCCTTCCTGAGCTGGTCAAACGTACTCCAACTGCTGTCGCTAATAATATCATACCACTCCACCGAGACCATAGGATATTTTTCAATCTCACTATTAATTTTTTTTGGTATACTAATTTTCTTTTTCATCTATCTCAACACTAATAATTCCTATTGAAGTAAACATGGTAGGGTTGTGTAAATGATTGAAAGCTTTTACCCATTCAGACCAATTAGCCTTTTTCAATTTGTTCAACGTGCTCTGGCTCAACTTCAATCGTTTTTGCATTGTATCCATCGATTTTTTGGCTAAGCTCTTTGAGTTTGTTTTCAAGTTCTTCACGTGACATACCCTCCAGACCTGTTACTTTAACTTCTCTCCTATCAACATAAGCACCAGCTAATTGTCCAGATCTGTATTCTGCATTGATTGCAGCAGCGTATTGATCTTTCTTTTCTGCTTTATCTGCTAGTCTATCTAATCTTTTAAATCTTCTAAGGTTGTCACCTTCATACATTTTTAATTCTTTATTAAATCTTTTATCAAAATAATTTGCGACATGTGGGTTAGACTTTCGTGATAACAATCTTGAAGCTATCGATCCATAATCATTTTCATTTTTACAAACATAACCTGCACGTTTAAGAGCTTCTGCTTGTGTAATAGATCCCCAGTCTTTAACATAAATCTCCACAAACATTTTTTGTTTAGGAGTAAGATCGTCTTCAGTTCTCAATTCTTTTTTCTTTAGACCCATATTTTTCTTTCCAATAAATTTTTCTTTCTAATCTTCTAACTCTGTATTCTAAATCAGTTATATTATAAAATAATTTTAACTTTAAAAATTGTAACCACTTAAACATACTTAGAAATTATTTTTCGTAATTTTTGGGATTGACCTTTATGTGCCTTTGACGCTTTTGATAACTTTTTTGCAACAGTTTTAAGAGTTGCAACATCCCCACCTGCATTATAACCATATTTTCTCTTTCTAACTTGTTTGTAACCTTTATCTGCTGATACAGCCATTTCTTTCAACATTAACTTTCTTTGCTGTCTTGTCAACGGTTGAATCTGCATAGTTCTACCAGCTCTGTCAGATGCATAAGCCTTACCGAAAATTATAGGTTTGTTTTTAGGTTTACTTCTTTTTGCTTTTTCAATTCGAAGTAATATTCTTCTTCTTAAACCAGGTTTTGCTTTGATGTCAGCTTTTACAGTCAATTTAGTTCCAGCGATTTTCTTTTTAAGATCTGCTTTTACTAAATTGTAAGGAACAACAGGTGTTCCTACTTTTTTAGCTCTTTTTTTCTCTTGTTTGAATTTTCTAAAGACTTTCCTAAAAGCCTCTTTGGCCATCTTTCGACCTTCTTTTGTTGCTGTGACTTTCAAACCACTCATAGCTAATTTTTTCATCATAATATTTCTACTATATAGATTATTTCATCACAAAGTAAGTCTATATAAAACTTCTGATTGCGTTCCCGCAAGAGGTGTCCCTTAGGGACACCAGAGGGACACCACAGGGACACCACTAAATCGTGCTAAAACCATTGATATAATTGACTAATATTGCTTTAGGGACAGCAGGGACACCTATTTGACCCCCTGGGGTACTTTTTTTTATTCAAGTGTCTAGATAATCTATATAGTATAATTTTCCATTGTCCGTTGGCCCGTAATCCTGTATACATATTAAGTGAATGCTAATTTCATAGTCCCACGGGGTTTTTTGTTAATTTTTGCTCGAAACATCTTTAGCTCTCCGTGGGACAAATTTTTTAGACCACCATGACTTAGCTCTTAAATTTTACTTTCGTAATTTGTAACATGATATCTCTCCTGTCCTTACTATTATCTGCAGCTCTGTAATCTCTATACAAACTTCTATATTTAACCCATTCCTTTTGTAATTCAGTAAATACAATCCTACCATCTACAAGTAATTTTTTATATTTTTCATAAATTATATCTGGATCAAATCCAGCGTACCAACAAACGTCTTCAAAGCTTTTATTTTTA